TTGATCCATCTACTAGCAATCCCTTCTTGGGGTCTGGGACCATGCCGTTGGCGACGAGAAATGACTCAAACTCTTGCCGAAAGTTCCCACTAATTGGTCTGCTGTGATCTTTTTTTGGTGGGCTTTTGGTCTTCAATGCCATTCTTCTGTTCCCTTTTCGGATTAGTTGTGTACAATAGTGCAAACATTAGCAAATAACAAGGAAATTATCATGGCATTAACAACTTCAATTGGCTCTGGCGGAGAGTCGTCCTTTGAATCTGTCCCACCCGGCTCTTACGAGGCCGTATGTTATCGTTTGGTGGACGCAGGCACCGCAGAAGAAGATTATAAAGGTGAAATCAGCAAAAAGCACAAACTGTATATATTTTGGGAAATTCCAGAGCTAAAGCTCGACGATGGACGCCCATATTCTATCTTTAACGGATACACAAACAGTCTAAACGAGCGCTCGAACCTGCGCCGTGATCTGCAAGCGTGGCGAAACAAGCCCTTCTCTGATGAAGAGCTTGAAGAGTTTGATCTAACCAAGCTGTTGGGCGTAACGTGCAAGATCAACGTGGTGATGAATGCCAACGGTAACCCAAAGATCTCTGGCGTATTCTCCAGTGACAATGGCGTCAAGCGTGTCAAGACGATTAACGAAAGTCAGATCTTTGACCTCGAAGACTACTGTAAAGAGTTCAGTGGCGACGCATGTGCAGAATCCAAAGTGGCGTGCGATAACTTTGAGACGCTGCCTAGATTCGTCCAGTGGCGCATAGCGGGCTGCGACGAGAACGGAAAAGACCCAGTAGAACCGTGCTTCGAAGTTAAGGCAGCATACAAAAAAGGTCTGGCGGCTTTGGCACCGCTCCCAGAGAAGACGGGCCTTGGTGGCATCGCATCAAGTCAGGCTAAGAAGCCCAACAATTCAGTAGCCGAGCCACTCATTGACGACGACGACATACCATTTTAATGGACACAAAAATCTCTCATTTGGAGGGCACCATGCCTATTTCAAAGAAGGAAATTGATAAGCAGGTCAACTCGCCAGAGCACTACATCTCTGGCGATCTTGAGTGCATTGATGCCATGGTAAGTATTTTTGGCCTAAAGCGCACTCAAGATTATGCGGAGATTGCCGCCTTTAAATATGTGTACCGCGCTGGAAAGAAGGCGGGCAACCCTGCTGCCCAAGACAAGGCTAAAAACATTTGGTACACACGTTTTTCTATGGGTGATGATCCTAGGAAATAATATGAACAACGAATTACCACCCTTCCCGATACATAGGTGCTCACAGTTAGATGCTGAGCACGACTTTCTTCAACTTAAGAGGGAGAGCTTCACTAATCTCATTGCTCCTAAACAATGGAAAAGCCGAAGCCAGCTACCTCAAGAGTTTGTGAAAGACTATGTTGTCGGGCGTTCAGTTGTCGGGAATAAGAGCTCCAACTTTTATCACTGGCAATCAAGAATGGCCTGCGACTCTAATAATTGTCCGGCCCCAATTCGCGCTTGGTATGACCGCAAACTTCACAAGAATATCGCGTCATCCAAGTATTATGAAGAGAGCCATAAGTCTGCGCTTACGATGCGTGGATATGTAGCCTCTCAGTTTAGGCCGAGTGCTGCCAAATGTTTGTACGAGATTTTTGGGGCGACCTCTATTTATGATCCGTGCGGCGGCTGGGGAGATAGGCTCTCTGCTGCGCTCGCTCACTCTTGCCACACCTATCATTGCCGAGATGTAAATCCACTCGTATTTACTGGTTACGCGCTTCAGCAACACGCTTTTGATATAGACCGCAAAGCAAGTTTCGAGTATCAAGGTAGCGAGATAAGCTGCCCAGCAGAGGGCGCCTTTGATTTTGTCTTCACCAGCCCTCCTTATTGGAAAGTAGAAAAGTATGCTGGCGACAAGCAAAGCTTCCGCGTGCATAAAAAGTTTGATGCATGGATGTCTGGGTTTCTGTTTCCAATGCTCAAGAACGCTTGGGCCGCTCTGGAAGATGGTGGAGTTATGGCTATTAATGTATCTGACTGTTATGCAAACCACACCCAAAATATCATATGCGAGCCAGCAATAGAGTACGCACTTGAGAACCTGAGCGGTTGCCACATGGCTGGCATCATCGGCTATGAGATCTCGACCCGCAAGAAAAACGGTTGCAACTCAGAACCCATACTTATTTTTAGTAAGAACGCGCCGCTGTGTTTAGACACACTGCTGGCCAAGCAACTTAAACAACAATCACTGGAGTTATAATGGATTTTAAAGTAGGAATTTACGAAGACCTAGATTACCCAACATATGATTCTATTCCAGCGTGGCGAAGTCACGATCTGACATCAATTGCCAAGTGCCCCTTCACTTGGAAGCACAGGGTGTTTAATAACAGTCCCGCGCTTCTTGAGGGAAGGGTTCAGCACACCGTATTTTTGGAGCACCACAAGTTTCACGAAGAGTTCGCCATTGAGCCTATCGTTGATCGCAGAACTAAGGCGGGAAAAGAAGAGTATGCCGACTGGCTAACAACCGTGGGAGATAGAGCACCAATTAAGCAGGACATGTATGACGTTTGCATGGAGCGCCGAGAGATTGTAGCTGAGCACATCCCTAAACCAGAGCACTCTGTTGAGCTTACCCTATGCTGGATATGGAACGGCCAGCCATGCAAAGGAAAGCTTGATTGGCACACCGGAACAGATATCTGGGACCTAAAAACATGCAGGGACGCATCCCCTAGGGGCTTTAAGAGCGCTATCAACACGTTCAAATACTATCAGCAGGCCGCTTATTACGTTGCGGGGTGCCGCGCTGTTGGGCTGCGCACAGATAAATTTTACTTCCTAGCCCAAGAGAAAATGCATCCCTACCCCTATGCAATCTACACTTTGACTGACGAGGCCATTGCTTACGGCGACGCAAAGAACGAGCAGGCCATGGCTGTTGGAATGGCGTGCAGAGAGCGCGACGAGTACCCACCTTACAACCAGAGCGGGATTCGGGAGTTCGACATTGCTGATCTTTACTAAGGAAGAGCAAAAGAAAGAAGACCAGTGGTCGGCTGATAAGATGTATCACGCCGCTCGCTGGGTATGGAAAAAAAGGTTTGAGACGATGCCGTCGAATAGGGTGGTGAAAATTACTTGGGCTGATTGGTTCAAGAAAATGTTCAAACGCGATCTTTTCGATTATGCTAACGAAATGGCAAAAAGAAAAAAGGGTCAAGGCAATGGCAAAATCTAAAGTAAACGAGGCCGGTAATTATACCAAACCAACCATGCGTAAAAGGCTTTTCTCAAAGATAAAGGCAAGCAGCAAGGGCGGTTCCGCTGGACAGTGGTCGGCTAGAAAAGCTCAAATGCTTGCCAAGGAATACAAAGCGAACGGTGGAGGATACAAAACATGAAGGGAGTTAATCACTACAAAAGAAACGGCACGTTGTTCTCTGGCGCCACACATAAAATGCCAGACGGGTCTCTGCATACCAACAAGTCCCACACAAAGACCAGCGTAAAGTTATTTCACTACAAAGATTTGTCTGCCACAGCGAAAAAGAGAGCCAAGTAATGGCGCTTAAAAAGACTCAGAAGTCCCTCAAGAATTGGACAAAGCAAGATTGGACCACTAAGTCCGGCAAGCCGTCAACTCAAGGTCCTAAAGCTACTGGCGAGCGTTACCTTCCCAAAAAGAAGATTGCCGCTATGTCTGACGCCGAGTATGCCAAGACCACGGCTAAGAAAAGAAAGGATACTAAGGCAGGAAAGCAGTTTTCATCGCAACCCAAGAAGGTTGCGAGTGGCGGGGCCATGAAGAAAACCAAAAAGAAAAAAGGCCAGAACTAGCCACCCAACACGGCGATGGCGTGCCTGTACTTTTCTGTCAATCTTGCCGCTGTTGCTGGGTCTTCTATCATATGTAATCTGCCAGCGTTGTTCTCTATGTCAACCATCTTGACGGCCAACGCCATCGGGCATTCTGCAACCCCAGCCAAATAAGTCTCGTAATCTTCTCTTGGGTCTCTGGTCATGGCCATAACAGCCTCGAAGATCTCCTCACCAAACTCAACCAACCTCATCATGTCACCCTCATTGTAGGGGGCGTCTTCATAGGCATCATGCAACATTCCAACAATGGCGTAGTCTTCTGGGTTGCCAACCCCCACCCCAACACAATATTCGTGAGCCGCATTAGAAACCTCCACGGCATGACACATAATGGGGACGCCGCTCTTATCAACAACGCCCGCATATCTCTCAGCGGCTATCTCGGTCGCCGCTGCTAATCTCTCGTAAAACACACTCTTCTCCTCACTAACTAAGCTTTATTATAGCACATATCGTGTCGTTGTGCAATCCACCTTATTCCTCCAAGTGCATACACATAATA